GACTAATAATTATTGATTGTATCTGCGGATTCTCTTTAACCACTTGAGTCAAAAATAAACTTCTGTGTGTGTCTAAGTGAGCTTGGTGGTTCTGACCTTCAAACGCTTGTGCTGGTTGTCCTAACATTAAGCTACTGTTTTCTGTACCAGCGTCTATTGGTTTAGGTGTCATGTCGGGCGGTGCTGGTATTAAAGACTCTACATTGTCTACACCTAAAGCTGCATACATTCTTTTGTAGGCTTCGTACAAACCTTGTTGACCATGTATTTGTGGGTTTGACTGCACCATTTGTAAAAGTTCTTGTGCAAGAGTAATTCTTTGACTTTGTGAAAATATGTTGGGATCAGACACTGGCACAACGTCTACTCGACCATCAAAGTCTTGTTGTTTTATTTCAACCGAACCAGAACCCATAGCAAATGGGTATTGCGGTGGTAGATACTCTGCAAAAACTTTTGAAAGCAACTGAAATTCTTTCTTTTGTGCGTAATGTAAACGCTTGTGAATTGCCGACATAACTTTTGTACCACGCTCTAACAAAGCTACTGTGGTGCCAACTGGCATGGCTGCGTTGCTATCACCTACGTTCATATCAGCTATAGCTGCAAATCTTTTACCAGAATCAACCAATAAACCAAGTAACTGCATGAGTACATTGCTAGGTTCTTTGATAGGTAAAGGTATTAAATTTTCTCGTAATGAGCCACCTGTAGTATCAATGTCTCTAAATTCACCGGGTTGCAAAGGCTCATCTTCATTCCGTATTCGCATGCCTCTGGCTTTAAATCCAGCTGGTAAATTAGCCAATGTTCCAGCGTCTATAAGTTGTCTTAAAATAGAGGTAGATGCTTTAGATAAGCCGCCTATCATGTGTGACAGTCCTAATCCGTAAAAGCCTAATCCCGGTAAAAATTTGTATTGTACAAAATAATTTATTTTATTTTTAAGTGGATCACTTTCTAAATAATTTCTTCTAATTGACAAAACGGCTTCTGAAGCCTCATCGATAGTAATAATGTAAGGAAGTTTAAGTCCTGTAGGCTCTCCGTTAGCGTCTACGTCTTCAAAGCCTTCTATGTCTAAAACCGTGTGTATTTCGTAAATGGTTCTGTTTCTGTCCTCTCTGTAACTTGATTCTATGCCTTGTATTTCATCAATTTGCGTTTTAATATCAGAATCGTCTTCACTGTAATCTTCATCATTTATTTCAACGTCTGCATAAAAACCTGTAACTTGTTGTTTTTTTATTTCATTAAGAGACATGCTAATAGCATGCGTTATTCTTTCTGCTGAAGACATGTCAGAAGCCTCGTAAGGCACAATTAAATCTTCTGGTGCTATAAATTTAGATATTGCTTTGTTTGTAACCAAATCAAAATAAATTTTCTTAAAGGCAGAACCAGCAAGTGGTAAATAAAACAACAACATGTCTAGCTCTGGGTCGTATTCTTGCATTACATTCATAATGTAATAATTCATAAACTCTTGAACTCTCTCGGCTTGGCTTTCAGTTTCTATGGTTCTTGCACCAATTATTTCTGTCTTAACTGGACCTTTAGCTGGCAACATTTCCTTATAGGCTTGTGCTTGAAACTGGGTAACTGCTTCTGCTAGGATCGGATGAATTACGCCAGAAGAACCTTCAAATGGCTGTGATCTGGCTTCGTCAAATTTCATGCCTAGATACTGCAAACCTTCTGTGTAAGTTTTTTCCCATTCACTTCTTGATTGTTTGTCGCTTTCTACTGAACTTATTAAGTCAGAAGACAATTTGCTTAATTCACTTTCGTCTATAAAATCAACTAAATTAGAATCAAACGCCATGTCTGGCATGGGCTGTTCTTCTATCTCATTAGTTACAAGTACTTCTTCTTCGTTGACTAAAATTTGTGCAGCATCGTTAATTTGTTCTTGACGAGACTGTTCTGGTATTACTTCTATTGACCTATTTTGATCAATAATGTCAGGGTCGTTTTCTGTTCCTAATGCTTTGTCTATTGCCATAATTTTTTAGTGTAGCACTCTAGGTCGCATTTCGTCACCCAAAGAAAATAAATCTGTGAGCTCGCCTTCTAAAATCAAACCTTGTGATTCTGCTATTAGCTCTGCTTGTTGTTCATCTTCAGCATGGATGTCAGGACCTTCATACTCTTTTGTGTCGTGTACAAATCTTGTTATAAATATCTTCATCAATAATACACCGTTCTGTCTTTAGATAAAAATTTCACTTCGTCTTGATAGTCTTCTTTTAAAGATAAAAAACCACCTTGTCTAAATCGCATCAAAGCCATGGTAGCAGAGTCACAATAGTCATCATGATCTCCGAATGGAAATGATGCCATTTCTTCTCGCACTTCATCTGCATAATCTTCGTCTGGTGCCCAAACCATTCCAGATTCAAAAATAGGAGCTACGCTGTTCATTCTGGCTATTTTGTCTTGTCCTCTGCTTGGTGAGTAAGCAGTAACAGGTATGCCCATGCGTCTTAATTCTTGCGTTAATGGTGTTCCAGATGCTTTTGCTTCTATTAGCACACAGTCTGGCTCCCAATACTTATATTCATCAAAAGCAATTTTCTTTAACTCAGGAAAATCCACTCTAAATCTTTTTGCATCTAACAGAATAATTTGCTCTACGTTATCACGGTCAGTAAATATAGCCCAAGTTGTTATGGCTGAATAATCTGCTGTTTCTTTCTTAGAAAAAGCCGTGTCATAGCTTTGTATAACGTAACTGTAGTCAGGTATGTCTTCACCTTCCCATTTTTGCCACCACTCACGCTTAACAATAGAACCTTCTTCAGAAGTAGGGTTTTGCATCCATTGTGCGTTCCATTTAGAAACAGGTAAGGAGGCTTTTACTGACAAAAGTTCTTCTTTTTTCCAATACTCACCCCATAATGGTTTACCAGACTCTGGCATAATTGCTGGAAATTCAATAACTTCCCATTGGTCTGCGTTGTCGTCTCCTTGTTTTTTTATTACTTTACCAACCAAATCTTTGGTACTCCAACGTGTCATTACTATAACAATAGTGCCTCCCGGCTGTAATCTTTGTCTAGGTCCTGATGTGTACCACTCGTAAGCAGATTCTAATGATTTAGGAGATAAAGCGTCTTGCTCTGAATGTGGGTCATCAATAATTAATAAATCTGCACCACGACCTGTAATAGCACCACCAACACCAGCAGCAAAGAACTCGCCTTCCATGTTGCTTGTCCAACGTCCAGCAGATTTGTTGTCTGCTTGTAATTTTATTTCTGGAAAAATAAGCCTAAAGTCTTCACTGTCTATCAAGTTTCTTACTTTACGTCCAAATCGAACTGCTAATTCTGCGGTGTGAGTACATTGAATTATTTTTAAAGCACCGTTTAATCCCATCATCCATGCTGGAAAAAACGTAGACGCAAATTCAGACTTAGAGTGTCTTGGTGGCAAGCACACTATCAGTCGCTTTAATTTGCCTTGAGCTATTCTGTTAAATTTGTCAGCTATTAATCTGTGGTGTTTGCCTTCAATAAAAGTGTCACCCCACATGTGTTTAACAAATCCCATAAAATCTTTTTGGCAAACGTCTTGTTTGTCCAGCTGATCATAGCGACTTAATAAGGCTACAGCCTCTGCTTTGTCTTGTTCTGAAAGAATATCAAAATCTTTAAGAGAAATATCACCCATAATTAAATCAGGTTAAGCGACTAGGTAGTGACATAGTAGCCACTTAACCCTAAACACATAAGTGTCTGTAGTCAGTATAGTCCATTTACCTGTCATGCTAAACCTCGTGCCATTCTTTTCCTTGAAATAACAAAGCCTCTGCTTCTCTTCTGCGTATCAAACCATCTAAAACTTCACCACCAGCTTTGTTCCACCGTTTTATTTGTTGTGGTATTTCGTTATATTTTTCTTCATTTAAGTCTTTTAATAACGTAGAACTTTGAAAGTTAGTGGGTCCTAAATTGTAAACCCAAGCACACAAAGAGTCATATTGGCTTTGGTTTAATTCTACATCTACCATGTCATTGACATAACCTTCGTATTCAATCATTTCTTCTTGTAGCATGTATTCTGCTTCTTCTTTTGTTATTTTATTGCCTTCTTCAACACCCTTGATATGACCATATCCTATAGTCCATACACCAGCTGGACACTTATAAGCCTCTAGCTCGCAACCTTCAAACTTTTTAATTAACGCTAATCCTTCTTGTGATATTTGCATGTTATTCTCCCCACGTTCCGTCTTCCAAGATTTTTCCTGTTTTAGTTCCGCCCCAATATTCAACTGCGTGTTTTTCTTTAATGAGTGTGGCACAAATATCTTTGCCATCTTCTGTATAAGGAACGCCAAGAATCCTTCCATATTTTCCTTTGCCTAATGATTTAAGTTTAAACGTACCTATACACAATTCTTTCAATCTTTCTTTAGCTTTAAGACCAAGTGCTTTTTCTTCTAAGTTTCTGGTCCTAGATTCTGGAGTGTCAATTCCAGCCAGACGAACTCTTTGCTTGTGTAACTTTACGTCAAACCCCAAATCTAGTACACAATCAAAGGTGTCTCCATCAATAATTCTATCTAACGTAGCTCTGTATACAAATTCATCTGGTGCTTTACTCATCTTTGTTCTCCTGTGGTTTGTCTAGTTCTCTATAGTATTTGATTATTGAAAGTATGTCTTTTGTGTATCTTGTTATTTCAGCCATGTCCATTGACAGGTTTTCATATTCTTTGCTTGATAGTGCATAGTATGCTTTTCTTGGAGCGTCACCCTTTGCAACCAAGTCTAAATATTCTTGCATCAGTTCTGGTGTAATTATTTCCCAATCCACTTTAGACAAGCTCATTGGATAGGGCAATGGCGGATGATACAAAGGTGCACGTTCTGCAATGCTTCTGACTTCTACAGGTTTTACAGAATCCATCAAGCTACAGCTTGCCATAAATATGCTTAAACTAATTACTGCTAGGTTTTTCATCAAACTGATTTGGGTTTGTTAATTTTTCGAGTGTAGCCATAACTCTGGAAGACGCTTTGTTTACTTTCTTTTGTAACAAAGCTGGTTTAGCTAAAGCCAATTGGTCAAGATCGTGATTGGCAAATGTTTTGCGTAACCTGTTAACGTCTTGCATGGCTTTTTGTTTGTCAGCTTCTAGTTGATTTAACTGTGCTTGTTGATTCTTTTGTTGTTCTAAATAGTTCTTTATAGACTCGTTTTGTCTCTCTATTTCTGTTTCTAAGACTATTTGATTGCCTTTAAGTGTAGAGATTTGGTCATTCAAGCGTTCTATGTAGTAAGCTGAACCGACTATTGTTGTAAGTAACAACAATCCTAGTATCAATGTTAATTTCATGCCCATGTGTATACTTTTAATGCTTCTGCTTTGCCTTTTACTTTAAGTGGTTCTAGTGACTTTAACATATATTTACAATTTTGTGCTGTTTCATGCCCTATAAGAGTACCAACACCAGCCTCCTTAGTTCCAGACTCTAAACGAGCTGCTACGTTGCATGGATCACCAATAAGACTAAATGCAAATCTGTCTGTAGCTCCAAAATTACCAGCTATGCACACGCCAGAGTTTACTCCAATACCAATGGCTATTTCTGGTATGCCTTCTTCTACAAAACGTAGGTTCAGTTCAACAATGTTTTTTTCTATTTGTTTTGCAGCATCACAGGCTAGATTGTGATGATCTGGTTGTGGAATGATTGTGTTGAAATGAAACATACCAGCATCGCCTATGAACTTGTCTGTAACGCCTGAAAATTGATTTACTGCCTGTACTTGTACGTCAAGCACTGAGTTCATTATATAAGTGACCATTTCTGGCTCTACAGACTCAGAAAGGCTTGTAAAACCTCTTAAATCAGTAAAAATTATTGAACAATCGACCCTAGAACCGTTAATTTGGCATAGTTCGGGATTTAATTGCAATTTCTTTATCATGCGTGGATCAAGGTATTTACCAAACTGTTGTTTTATGAGCTGTCTAGCCTTGTATTGCTCTCTAAAACGCACATAAAAGGCTGTAGAACCAGTAATAAACTGTGCAATCAGCGTCCAAGTTACATCTATAAGCAATCCTTGTTGTATTGTCCAAAAGCCGTAATAAGCCGTACCAGACATTAATACGGTGCCGAGTGTAATGCCAAGGCTTATGCCAAATACGTTTAATATGAGCCACATAAGACCTATAGAAACCAACAAAATGCCTGTTTCAACCGCCAAGGCGTAATCTGGAACATAAGGACTGTTTTCTATCAAAATTGACTCAGCAAGAGCAGCTTGTATCTTGTGTGGTTCAAGATAACCAACAGGTGTGCTTAACTGAGGCATGACTCCTTTAGCAGTAAATCCTACGAATACAAAACGTCCTTCTACGTCCATTTCTTGTAAATCCGTTTGAGGAGTATTCACGAAACTTATCCACTTACGACCTAAACTGTCTACTGGTACTGCTGGCAAGCCTTTTACTCGTATTTCTTCCAGACCATTATCATTAGTTTTTATAACGTAGGTGTCTGCTCCAGCTAAAATCTTTAAAACTTCAGTGCCAAATGCTGGCACCCAACCGTCAGGTGTTCTAAGCAATAAAGGTATTCTTCTAACGAGACTGTCTACCTC